GAGCCTTTTGGTATTGCACTAGCAGGACGGCTGATGGCTATCCTGCGTCATTTACACGTTTACCAGCAGGATCAATTACAACAACAGATCAGGCTGGCCCTGTTTGGTTTGCACCATCAACACAAGTTTATTTTCAGGGCGGAGAAATTGACCCAGCAAACCTTGTTCAATTTTTGTCACCAGCACAAGGCCTAATTTATTCTGCACCAGGCGCAATTGATACGGCGTTGAAACTTGAAGCAGCGCGAAACCGTAACGCATCATCATCAATTCCTGCTGGCATTTTGCGCCAGACAGAAAACAGCGAACCACTAAGCGCACAAGAACTTTCAGATCTTGCTGCACAATTCAATGCAGCGCGCGCGACAAATCAAACGGCCGCATTGAACCAGTATTTGACCTATACGGAAACAAATGCAACACCTGACAAAATGCTGTTGATTGAAGCCAGCCAATATCAATCATTGGAAATGGCGCGAATTGCAAACGTACCGCCATACCTTGTGGGCGTTGCTACGGGCGCGTACTCATATCAATCATCACAGCAGGCCCGCGCTGATCTTTATTTGTTCGGTGTCAAGTTGTATGCAGATGCCATTGCTGGCGCGCTGTCAATGGATAATGTTTTACCGCGCGGAACATATGTCGAATTTGATGCTGATGAATACCTAGAGGAAAACTTTATGGCAGACAAAATGGACGATACCGAAACCGTTATTGAGGAAAACACACAAGAGGAGTTAGCAAACCGATGATCAAACTAATTGCAGGCGATTTCACGCTAGACGCAGCGCAAGGCGAACAGCCACGCCGTTCAATTTCTGGAACCGCGGTTCCCTATAACGTTCCTGCCCGCGTAAGCGATGGAACAGAGGTTATTTTCCGCCCAGGATCCCTGCCTGTTGAAGGCAAGGCCCCGCGCCTGTTCATGTACCACGATGCCTCAATGCCAGTTGGCGTGGTCACAGAACGCGTGGACACCGAACAAGGAATGATGTTCACAGCAAAAATCAGCGCCACCACATTGGGCAATGACGCGCTAGTAATGGCAGCAGACGGCACCATTGACCAGGTCAGCGTTGGCGTGAACCCAACAAAGTTTTCCTATGATGAAGCAGGAACCATGATTATCGAAGCAGCCGAATGGCAGGAACTAAGCCTGGTTCCAATCGGCGCGTTTGGTGATATGGCTAACATCTCACAAGTGGCTGCAAGTATCCACCATGAGCCAGAGGAAATCAGCAATACTGAAACACAGGAACCGATTGAAAAGGAAACAGAAATGTCCGAACCAGTAGCACCAGCAGTTGAAGCAACAATCCCAACAGCACCAATTTTTGCACAGGCAAAACGTGAATTTGCATTGCCAACAGCAGGCGAATACATGGCCGCGTACCACACGGGCGGTGACACTTTCGCAAACATCAACAAAGCAGTTGCTGAATACACCGCATCAAAGAAAACAGCATTGCAAGCAGCCGCTGGTGACGTACTCACCACCGATACCCCAGGTTTGCTACCTGTTCCAGTCTTAGGGCCATTGGTTCAAGACCTCAATTTCATTCGTCCAGTAGTCGAAGCATTGGGCGCACGCGCTTACCCAGACAACGGTCAGCAGAAAACCTTTGTTCGTCCAACGATTACCACGCACACCAGCGTTGCAGCACAGGCAAACGAACTTGCATCAGTATCTGCAACCACAATGGTTATTGCAAGCAATACAGTTTCTAAGACCACCCTCGCTGGGCAGGTCACGCTTTCGGCACAAGACATTTCGTTTACGTCACCCGAAGCAATGTCATTGATTTTGAATGACCTCATGGGCGAATACATGATTGCATCGGACAACTTTGCAGCAGACAACCTTTTGACCGCAGCAAACTCATCTGGCGTTTGGGACGGCACCGTGGCTGACCTGCTCAAGTCTGTTTATGACAGCGCTGTTGACATTTCGAATGGCCGTAACTTCACCCCAACACACATGTTTGTTTCACCAGACGTTTGGGGTCAGATGGGCCAGTTGGCAGACACCACAGGCCGCCCTGTGTTCCCATTCATCGGTGCTGGCCTCACGGGTCAAAACGCATTAGGTGGCGGAAACGCAACATCATGGAACGGAAACCCATTGGGTCTGCAATTGGTAGTGGACAGCAACTTCGCTGCAAAAACCATGATCATCACCCGCGTAGGTCAGGGATCAGGCGATGCCTTCGAATTCTATGAAAGTATCCGTGGATTGCAGAGCCTAGAGGCACCTGCAGTTTTGGGTCGCACCATGAGTTTCCACGGTTTCGTTTCAACCTTTGCAGCAATTGGTGGAATGATCCGCAAGATCACCCAGGCTTAGTAGAAAGGCGGCCTAACCGCCATGGCTACTTACACAGTCACCAACAAATATCTGGTTGACAATTACGCAGTCCTGCAATTACTCACCCCCAATGAAATTGCAGTCGGCCAGTCAATCACCGTGGCAGGTGTTGATGCAACGTTCAACGGTACCTATTCCGTTTACGCGTTGCCTCAATATCTGTTCATGGGTGTGGACACCGAAGGCGATTTGATATTTGACTATCAGATCCCAATTGAAAATCAGGTGTTGTTTGCAAAAACCGCTAGCGATGTTATTCGCACAGCGTCAACAGGCACCATTGCATATAACCCTGTTTGCACATGGATCACGGCGCAAAACATTGAGGATTGGTTAGGCATCGGCACCGCTACCGCAGCAGACACCACATTCCTCACGCAATGCGCCAGCGCTGCAAACGCTTTCTGTTATCGCAGACGGCAAGAGGCGGGCTACATCGATAGTTTGACTACCAGCCCGTCTGGTGACGTGACGCTGGGGACAATTCAATATGGTGGCGCGCTTTATAGGCAACGTGGAAGCATTGATGTTTTTGCATCATTTAGCGAAATGGGCACAGCACCAACCACAGGCTTGTCCCCAATCATCAAACAATTGCTAGGTATCTCACGCCCGCAGGTGGCCTAATGCCCGTTGCATACACAGACCTGTTCAATGAGGCGCTGGACGATCTAAAAACCAAATTGGAAACCATCACAGGTTTGCAAGTGGTAACAGATCCCAGAAACCTTGTGCCGCCATGCGCGTTTATTGGGGCCTGTTCATTCGAAGCATGGAACTACAACATTGTCAAAATCAGTTGGCCAGTACAGATCATTTCAATGGGGCCAGCAAACCTTGACGCAATGCGAAACCTGTTGAACCTCACCGCTGGCGTTTTGGCTGGCGTTGGATCTGTTACCGCAGGCCGCCCAACCACCGTTGACATTGGTGGCGTGATGTTGCCCTGTTATGAATTGACCGTGATGCAACAGGCACAAACAGCATGAAATATGTAATCATTTCCCCACGTCTAGGAACACCAGGTGATGAATTTGACGCTGGTGATGAAAACGTGGATCATTTGTTGGCTGGCGGGTTTATTAGACAATCCACCGACAAAGCACCAAAACCATCTAAAGTAAAAACCAAACCTAAGGAGTAGAAACCACATGGCAACCAGCACCCTATTGAGCAATCCAAAAGTGGCCATTGGCGCGGCCATCGGATCAATTGTTGATTTGACTGACCAGACCACCGCAGCAACTCTTACGCGCACAGTCGAAGCGCTAGAGGACACCGCATTTGGTACGGGATCACGCACCTACACGGGCGGATTGGAAAACAACGAATTGACCGTGACCATGTACATGTCCTATGCAGCAACAGAAACTTACGCATCATTGTCAGCGCTTGTGGGTACGAAATGCACCGTGAAAGTAAATCCTTCATACGGATCAGGTGACAGCGCGACCAACCCAGGTTTCATTTTGACTGACACCTATTTGGAAAGCCTGCCTGTGATCAACGCATCGCTGGGCGAACTCACAACCGTGGATCTCACGTTCCAGGGCGGTGTGTACAGCGTTGACGTAACAGCCTAAATTTCAATAAACCAAATCAGACGGAAGGATTGAAATGAAAATCAAACTACGCATCACCCTGAACGAAAACACCCCGCCGCGTGAGGTAACCACAAACCTGCTGGTGATCAGCGAATGGGAAAAATCAGAGAACCGCAAAGTGTCAGACGGCCGTGGTATCGGCGTGAATGACATGGTTTGCTGGGCGTTCCATCTGTACAAATTGGCGGGCGAAACTATGCCAGCCACATGGTCTGAATGGTTGAAACAAAACCCAGACATGGACATTGAAGCGGTGGACACAACAGACCCAAACCCTACGGACGCGGCACCTACCGCCGCCAACTAGCAGAGGTTTTGGTCGCGGTCGGTTGGTGGCCGCCTCACATCGAATTTGACACCCGTGATTTGCAGACAGTCGTTACTGTGTTGAATAAGCAAAACAAGGGAAAACGATGAGCGCTACCGCACAAATTGAGGTTTACGGATTGAAAGAGGCGCTGAAAGAATTGCGCCAGGTTGACCCTGATTTACGCAAGACCATCAACAAAGAAGCAAAGGAATTAGCCAAACCTGCCATTGATGACGCAAAGGCCAGTTACCCGCCGCGCCTGCTGTCTGGTATGGAACGCAAATGGACACAGCGCGGAAACCAGAAATTTCCTTACAGCCAACAAAAAGCCCAGCGCGGTGTTGGTGTCAAAGTAGATACCAGCAAACGCAATTCCAGCACAATTGCCATTATCCAAAAAGACCCTGCCGCGTCAATCATCGATATGGCTGGCAAACAGGGCGGATCTAATGCCCAGGGCGCGCGTTTCATTTCAACGCTCACGTTGCAATTTGGTTTGCCTTCGCGCGTCATGTGGCCTGCCTATGACCGCAATGCGGGCGCTGTTGAACAAAACATGGTTGAATTGGTGGAACGCGTAATGGACGCTGTCAACAGAAACCTGGTGATGTAATGGCAATCAAAATTCCGATCATTTCAGAATTTGACAGCAAAGGATTAGACCGCGCCCAAAAGGAATTCAAGAGCCTTCAGGGCATTGGCGCAAAAACGCAGTACGCCATCAAAAAGGCTGCTATTCCTGCCGCCGCCGCAATCACAGGTTTGGCTGTTGCTTTAGGTGATGCCACCAAAGCAGCAATGGAAGATCAGCAAGAGCAGGCCGCGTTAGCGCTTACTTTGCAGAATGTGACTGGCGCGGGCGCTGCACAAACCGCACAGGTAGAAAAACAAATATCAGCGATGAGCAGGGCATCAGGCATTGCGGACAGTCAATACAGAAAATCACTAGAGGCATTAGTCCGTGGCACAAAAGATGTTGATCTAGCCATGAAAGACATGAACCTGGTCATGGACATCAGCACAGCGCTACAAATGGACAGCACGACAATCGCCGATGCGCTGGCAAAGGCCTATCAAGGGAATTTCAAAGCCCTTCGATCATTGTCCCCAGAGATGGCCAGCATGATCAAAGAAGGCGCAAGCCTCAACGAAATTATGGACGTGCTAGGTGGAACGTTTGGTGGTGCGACAGCAAAGAGCGCGGAAACCGCAGCAGGCAAAATGAAAATTCTGACCAACTCATTGGGCGAAACCAAAGAAAGTATTGGCGCTGCATTGTTGCCTGTGCTTGAAGCAGTCCTACCTGTATTGAACCGTTTTGCTGCATGGGCACAAGATAACCCGAAAGCCTTTTTGGCTATTGCAGCCGCCATTGGAATAGTTGCAGCCGCCATTGTTGCCACAAACATTGCAATGGCACTCAACCCATTCAGCCTTATTGCGGCAGGTGTAGCACTACTTGTTGCGGCTCTAGTGGTTGCATACAACAAATTTGACTGGTTCAAAACAGGCGTTGATCTAATTATCAACGGAATTTTGGGCGCGTTTGAAAGCGTGGTCAACGGTGCAATCATGATGGTCAACGGCATCATTCGCGCATACAACGCAATACCTATTGCGCCAGATATCAGCACAATCAGCCATGTGAATTTGCCAACAATAGGCGGATCAAAAACACCTGCACCAGGGCGCATGAACATACCGCGTTTGGCGGAAGGCGGCATCGTGACAGGCCCAACATTGGCGCTCATCGGAGAGGGAAACGGCCCAGAGGCAGTAATCCCATTAGACCGTTTGGGTGGTATGGGTGGCGGCGTAACAGTCAACGTCACAGGCGGTTTGGCAACTAGCGCCGAAATCGGGCAGGCCGTGGTCAACGCAATACGCGCCTACAACCGCAGCGCTGGTCCAGCAAACATTCAGGTGGCGTGATGCCAGGCGTTGCAGTAATTGACAGCGGAAACTATGACCTACAAGTAGCCACGGGTTTTTCCATCAATGCGTTCACATTGGACGATCCTGTGCGCGGTGTGCTGGACAATACCCAATACGTTTTGGACGGTGAAGGCGAATTTGCCAGCGTGATGGACGGGTGCATTGGTGTCAGCGTGAAACGCGGAAGGCGTGATGTTGGTGACCAATTTAGTGCGGGCACAATGTCATTTACTTTGAACGACACATTGGCGGGTGGGGTGTTCAATCCGTTTGATCAAAATTCGCCCTATTGGGACACCGCGGAAGCAAAGCCTGGATTAGCACCAATGCGTGAGGTTCGCCTTATTCGATACGACAACAGCAACGTGGCCCATGATCTGTTCAACGGTTATGTGGTGAACTATGACTACAACTTTGCGCTAGGTGGCATTGACACAGTCACGGTGTATTGCGCTGACCAATTCTATTTGCTAGCCCAAACCTATTTAGATGAATTCAACCCATCAGCAGAATTGTCTGGTGCACGCATTGAAACGGTGTTGGATTTGCCAGAGGTTGATTTCCCGTTGGCTAACCGTGACATTGCAACAGGCACCGTTGAACTAGGCCACGATGCCGCTTACACCGTCCCTGCTGGAACAAACGTATTGCAATACATCAGCCAAATCAACAGCACCGCAGAATTTGGCCGCTTATTCATGAGCGCCGATGGCAAATTGACTTTTCAAAATCGCGTTGGTGCAACGCTTTCAGCAAGTGTGGCTGATTTCCATGACGATGGAACAAACATTCCCTACAACGGCGTAGGCATATCATTCGAAGCGGACGCAGTAGTAAACCGCGCGGTGGTCACAGCCTTAGACGGCAAAACAGCAACAGCAGAGGATCTAACGTCAATTGCCACATATTTTATTCAAACCAACAGCATCACCAACAGCCTGCTACATGAACAAACCAGCATTGACACCGCCGCCGCATACCTACTGAACGGCGAACCAGAGGCCCGCTACACAAGCGTAGAAACCGATTTCCTCATGTTGACCAACGCCCAGCGCGACACCGTGGCCAGCATTGAAATTGGCAACACCATTACTGTGGAAAAAACGTTCCAAAGCGGATCTGGTACCAGCCAACTAGCCCAGGAACTAAGCGTGGAAGGCATAGAACACATCATCACCGTGGGCGCTGGACACAGCATTTTGCTGTCAACAGCACCAACCACAATTGTGTTTGAATTGATTTTGGACAATGCGCTATATGGCACCATTGACACAGAGAATGTCTTAGGATAGGAACATGGCAATTCAAGATTTCACCGCAGGGCAAATACTCACCGCAGCCCAGATGGACGCATTGCAGGCCAATGATTACAACTGGACAGTTTCAACAAAGACCGCCAGTTATGTTTTGGTAGCGGCGGACAAGGGTACGCGCATTACGATGAACGCGGCGGGCAATACAACCATCACCGTGAACACAGGTATTTTCAACGCAGGCGACACATTGTTCATATCGAATACGGCCGCGGGTGGAACATGCACAATTACGGCAGGAACAGCAACAGTCACAACAGCAGGATCTTTAGCGTTAGGCGCGTGGGCAGGTGGCACCTTGTATTTTACAAGTGCTAGCGCTGCTGTTTTTTTTTCAGGTAGTTTAGGTTACGGCGCGGCAACAGGTGGAACTGGTGTTGTTGACGGCCCAACAGGTTACAAATACACAAGTTTTACCAGCACAGGAACATTGACCGTTACGGTTGCGGGTTTTCTAGAGTACCTGATTTTTGGCGCGGGCGCAGGCGGTGGTACTGGTTGGGCAAGTGGCAACGGTTATGGCGGCGGTGGCGGTGGTGGCGGCGGTGACTTTATTGGCGCTGCATATTTCGCAGCAGGCACATACACAGTCACGGTTGGCGCAGGTGGCGCAATTGGAACAATCGGCAGTACGTCATCAATCACAAGCACATTTTCATTGAATGGTGGCGGTGCTGGTGGGGCAGGCGGTGGTGTTGCTGGTGGCATTGGTTCAACTGGTGGCGGTGGAACATTTGGCAGCGCTGGTGGTGTTGCTTTCAATAGTGGATATTTTGGTTTCAACGGCGGCAATACGTCAGGCGGTTCACAAACTGGCGGTGGTGGTGGCGGTGCAGGTGCAGTTGGGACAGCAGGTTCAGGATCTACTGGTGGCAACGGTGGCGCAGGTGTCGAAGTAAACACATTTATTGGCGGCGCGTCACTATTCAAAGGCGGCGGCGGTGGTGGCGGTGGTGCTACTGGTGGAACTGGTGGCAACGGCGGTGGCGGTGCAGGTGGATCTGGCGCAGGCGCAGGAACAGCAGGCGGCGCAAACACAGCAGGCGGTGGCGGTGGTTCAGGAAACAACACAGGCACAAGCGGTGGCGGATCGGCGGGCGGTAGCGCCATCGTTTACATTCGATGGAGAGGCTAAACCGTGGCACATTTCGCACAATTAGATGGAACAAAAGTTGTTGAAGTAATCGTTGTTGCTAATACCGATTGCGACAATTTGCCATTTCCAGAAAGTGAACCAATAGGCCAGGCTTATATTGCATCATTGGGCCTTGCAGGCGAATGGTTGCAAACTTCCTACAACGGAAATTTCCGTGGAACATACGCAGGTATCGGCTACACATATGACATTGCAAATGATGTTTTCGTTGCACCAGTACAACCAACACCAACACCTGAATGAAATGGCGGGCATTGCTGGGGTACGCGTTACTAATCGCCGTAGTGATCTGGGGTTGTAGTGGTTGCACCTATTCAAAAACTAATGTCGAATATCAATGTTTTACAAAGGCCGCCTGTGACTAAGACACCAGAACAACATCACGCATCACTAATTGTTTTTGTTGGCCGTTTGATGGCCTTGTGTTTCACGTTCACCGTGATGGCATTTATCTACGGAATTTTATTTGTAGATCAGCCTACGGAACAGGCCCCCACAGACGCTCAACTAATTGATTTGCTTTCCACGTTGCTGGTGTTTTTGACTGGCACATTGTCTGGCCTTGTGGCATCGAATGGCCTGAAATCAAAACCAGGTTCTAATGCAACCACCGATTAGAAAACTGGTATTGCCAGCCGATCTAGTGCATTGCAAACCAGGTGAATTGCCAATCAACCTTTTGCGCGATGTAAAGCCGTTTGGAAAATTGCACCATTTAGCAGCCGCCAGTTGGACAGCCATGCGTCAAGCCGCATTTGCGTCAGGCATCAAACAATTCAAACCAACCAGCGCGGGCGACACCTACCGATCTTTAGCCCAGCAACGTGCAGGTTTTTTGCAGCGCTACCAACTAGAACCAATTGCTGGCGCGTCAACCCGAACATGGGAAGGCCGAAAATACTATTTGAAGCCAGGGAACGCCCCATTGGCTGCACCTGGTTCATCACGCCACAATTTGGGTTTGGCAGTCGATATTGCTGGAACCTCTAATCCGATCCTGTGGAAATGGCTGTGCGAAAACGCGCCAAAATACGGTTGGTCATTAGAAGTGATGCCCGCTGAACCGTGGCATTGGTTCTATTTTGTGGGCGATAAGACCCCGCCAGCGCTAATGCTTGACCCAGCCACACCCGCCCCGTAGGGTGTTCTTATCCCTGACAGAAGGATAAGCAGTTATGGCTGACGCAAAAACATATTTCTATGAGGTTTACACCACCAGTTTGGAAACCAACCAAATGGTGCTTGTGCAAATTTTCCGTGACCCAGACACCCAACAGGTGCTGCATGCCCAACTGTCATTCAAAAACGCCGTTGGGGACACCTGGGGCGTTCCATACCAATTGGAGAAAAAATGACGTTTACAGCAACCAAAATTGTGGCAGGTGTGATTTCAGCCCTAGTGGGTTTCACGCTTGCCATACAGCCTCTAACAGGCCAATCAGAGCCACCTAGCACCACTATCGCGCTAGCCCCGTTTCTGATTGAACCAACCACTACCACGTCCAGCACCCTCTACATTGACCCATATTCGACAGCCTGCCAACAATTCAGCGCGCTGGCCGTCAATCTAGGTTGGCCTGTTGAGCAGCGCGACAAACTTGAAATGGTCATGCACCGTGAAAGCCGATGCACACCAAACGCACACAACAAACAGGACACCGTAGGCCAATCGTATGGCCTCATGCAGGTCAATTCATTTTGGTGCAAAGGCCCAGACAGTTACCTACAAAAAGCAGGTCTGGTCACGTCATGTGAAAACCTGTTACAGGCTGAAACTAATCTGAAGGCAGGTTTGATTATTTGGACACGGTCAGGTTGGTCACCCTGGCGCACAGCCAAATGATCGAACCACCATTCACCGAAAATTCCATGACAGAGGAAACACGAAAAATGATAAACGACAAAGTTGATATGCAACTTACGCCAACATCAACAGCGATGATGAAACTGATTGATGATATTTGTAGGCCAGCACACAAACCCAAACCAGTCCGTGATGATTACCTGATCCGCACGTTGAAGGTGATGAAAACGGATTTTGATTTGTCAGGCAATGAAATTTATGCAGAAACATGTTTGCGTTGCATAGAGGAACTAGGCGGCGAATTGTAAACCAATGGCCCGCTATTACACATCAGGTGAGCGTTCCAAATACAATTTCCACACATCAAACCAAATTCGAAGCGATGCGAAACGCAGAGAACAAACAGAAAACAGACAGAAGGAAACACCAATGGCATTTGACCTAAGCAATTACGAAACCGTAGAAACACGGTTGAACCGATTTTGGGAAACATACCCAGACGGGCGCGTTGAAACCACGCTAATGAACTATGACGGGGACACCTGCATTGTTCGCACCGTGATCTGGAAACACCGTGATGATGCAAACCCAACCGCGACAGGGTACGCGCATGAAATTCATACAGACCGCGGCGTAAACGCCACATCATTTATTGAAAACTGTGAAACGTCCAGCATTGGGCGCGCATTAGCCAACATGGGATTTGCCACACAAGGCAAACGGCCTTCCCGTGAGGAAATGCAAAAAGTCGAACGCCAGGGCGGTCAAGTAGCACCTAGCGCGAAAGTGCACACACCCTCTGGTGCATTTGCTACGCCAGCGCAATTGGCTTTTATCAGAAAATTAGCAAAACGCGCAAACATGGACGATTTGAATTTGTTGGAATTTATACAGCGCACCGTGAACCGTGATGATGCTGTGTTGGAATTGTTGAAATCACATGAGGCCAGCGCGGTCATTGAGGCATTGAAATGACATTCGATGAAAAACAAACTGGGGCAACGCCTATTGAAATAGTTGACTATTTGCGTGGTGTCATTGACACATTGCGCGCTGAAAAAGCATTGCTAGAAAAGCGATATGCAGATTTAGAGGCAAGTCGTGAGACATGGCGAAAACTGGCGCAAGCATGGGAATGGCTGGCAGAAAACGAACGGATTGTGCCAAACAATGACTGAAGCAGAATTCAAAAACATCATCATTGGTGTTGCCAAACGTTTTGGCTGGCTCATTCACCATGACCTGCCAGCGATGAGTAGCGGCGGACGCTGGGCCACACACGTTCAGGGTGATGCAGGTTTCCCTGATTTGCTGTTAGTGCACCCAACAGGCAAAAAGATCCTGGCATTGGAACTAAAAAGCGAAAAAGGCAAAACTAGCCCATTGCAGAAACGCTGGTTGTTGGCATTTGAGCAGGCTGGTGTGTATGCCACCGTTATGAAACCATCAGACATGGAATATGTGCTTTACCTATTGAGCAACCCGCATCAATGACCATGACATTCGACTATCCAGCCGCATTTAGTGAAGGCGCATATTGGGCCAGCATGATCGCAGACCGCCTGAAATTGCGCGGGGTGCAATGCTGGACACCAGAGCCACCAAAAGACCGCACACAGGAATGGATCACACGCCACGAAAAGGATATTTGCCTGCCGTGGACAGATAAACCGTTAGAGGTCAAAGCGCGCACCCACATCTGTGATGAGCAAGGCCAATTGATTTACGACCCGTTATTCATTGACACAAAATATGGGTATGACATGAAAGCGGTGAAACCGTTGGCCTATGTGATGGTTTGCAAGAAAACCGCCAACATTTGGTGCCTGTCCCCACGCGCGACATTCGACAAATGGGACGTTGAAGGAACATTTGACAGCAAACGCAAAATTGACATCACGGTGTACACCGCGGCCGCTGATTTGTTCGTGCCGTACACCGATCTAGTAGATTTCCTGATTTCTAAGCAACAATAGGCAAGCATCATGGCTGTTCCCCGTTTGCATGGGGTGGGGCGTAAACAGGGGAACCTGGGTAGATGATCGCGCCCTGAAACATGCAACACGAAATGGATCAGGCAAAGCGATCAGGCAAGGCGTAAACAATCGTCATTGAAATGTGTAGGGATCTGGTCAGGGCAACCCAGAGGGTGGGACAATCACATCTATGCCCGCACACAAAAACAAACAAACAGACATACACAAAACAAACACAACAAACACAAGCCCGTCCTAATGCTCTAACATAAGAAATGACAGCAAGCGCGAAGCGCGCGCTAGCACAAGCCGAAGGCGCGTGAGCAAAAATGACAAGACCCAGCACCCCATACGACACAGCGGAATACAAACGCAAACGTGCAGCGCTACTAGCAGACCACCCGCCCTGCCATTGGTGTGGAAATGAAGCAACAACCGCAGACCATTTGGTGGAGTTAGACCGCGGTGGATCACACGATGAAATGGTGCCCGCCTGCCTACCTTGCAATAGTCGAAGGGGTCAGGCCTACAAACGGAAGCGTGACGCAATACAAAACCATCACCGCAATGAAGCATTGAAAGACAAAGGCTTTGCAATAACAAAACCAGAACGGATTTTTTATGGGGAAAAACATATGACA